TCCGTATCTAAAGGGTAAGTTTGGACAAGAGAAAGCAGATTCTCTCGTCAATGATTTTTTATTCAACTATGGTTAATTCTTGGAGTTTACTTTATGACGAACTTTATGGTGAGGACGGTATGGCAATCTCAGACTTAGATGCTCTTGACAGAGTTATTACGGAGGAACCTAAACAAACACATATGGATAAGTATTCGGAAAAAAAGATCCTAGATGAAGTAGGATCCTATATCACAAACACATACCGAGGTCATTATTCTGTAGGAAACGTACAGACTCTTGACCTTATTGATTCTGTAGGTGATGCAGAAGCATTCTGCAGAAGTAATGTTCTCAAGTATGCTTCACGTTATGATCGTAAAGGTACATCACGAGCAGATATACTAAAGATCATACATTATGGTATACTGTTATTGCACTTCAATGATAAGGCAGCAAAGCATCATCAAAATCAAACTGGAACCACTGCTTTTACTGTAGACTACGACAAGTAACTTCACCCCTATATTATGAAACTATCTGAAAACACAAAAACGATCTTACGTAACTTCTGTGAGATCAATCAATCCTTGTATGTACAAAAGGGTACTACTCTTCGTACTATCTCTGGAATGAAGAATATACTTGCAGAGGCAACTGTCTCTGAAAGTTTTCCAAGAGACTTTGCTATCTATGATCTGGGTCAGTTCTTAGGTGGGTTGAGTTCTCAGATCTATGAGGATCCTGAGTTTGATTTTACTCCAGATACTTATCTACTCATCAAGGATGCTCACACTAAAGTAAAGTATTTTTATTGTGACCCTGATCTAATAACAACACCTCCAGATAAGGCAATTGAAATGCCAGAGGTTGCTGCATCATTTGATGTTACAGAGTCACAGTGGTTACGTATTAGAAAAGCATCTAATGTTTATAGTCTACCAGATTTATGTCTTGTAGCAGATGGTAAGAATATTACATTGACAGTAAAGGATAAGAAGAATAGTACATCAAATACATATTCAGTTTTAGTAGGAAAGACAGATAAGACATTTGAATATAATTTCAAGATGGAGAACATCCGCATTATTGCTGGAACTTATAAGGTTTATGTGACTGATAACTTATTATCTAAATGGGTACTTGATACTGATATTGCCAATTCTCCTTTGAGATTGACTTATTACATTGCTATGGAGCCTGATCTTGTATGATGAAGAATGATTTCCTATGGGTTGAGAAGTATCGACCCAGAACAATTGGTGAATGCATTCTTCCTTTGGGTATCAAGAAAACTTTTCAAGAGTTTGTTGATGCTGGAGAGATTCCTAACCTACTCCTAAGTGGTCCTGCTGGTATTGGTAAGACTACTGTTGCACGTGCATTGTGTGAACAACTTGGGTGTGACTACATAGTTATAAATGGTTCAGACGAGGGAAGATTCCTTGACACAGTACGAAACCAAGCTAAGAACTTCGCTTCCACAGTCTCGCTTACAACGAGTAAGAAGCATAAAGTTATCATCATCGATGAAGCGGATAACACCACTCACGATGTCCAACTCCTCCTTAGAGCGAACATCGAAGCGTTCTATAGCAATTGCAGATTTATCTTCACCTGCAATTACAAGAATAAGCTCATCGAACCTTTACATTCAAGATGCTCTGTCGTGGATTTCGGCATCGATGCATCCCAAAAACCTAAGTTAGCATCTAAGTTTTTTCAAAGGTTGAAGGGTATCTTAGAAACAGAGAAAGTTACAGCAGATGATAAGGTACTGGTAGAACTAATACAAAAGCATTTTCCAGATTGGAGAAGAGTCCTCAATGAATGTCAGAGACATGGTGTTGGTGGATCTATTGATACATCTGTTCTTGCTGAGGTACATGACATCAATGTATCTTCTGTTGTAAAGTTTTTAGAAAAGAAGAGCTTCAGTGAAGTTCGTAAGTGGGTAGCAAATAATATAGACAATGATACTACAGTAATTCTGAGACGTTTGTATGATGAATTATCTAAGACATTGGATGGTCCATCTATAGCAGCGTCAGTATTGATTATTTCAAAGTATCAATACCAATCAGCATTTGTTGCTGATCAGGAGATCAATCTCTTAGCATGTCTAACTGAAATTATGGCAGAGTGTACATTCAAATGACTAAAGATACAATAAGAAACGGTGAAATATCCGAACAGATCTGTCAACATAAATGTTTTGTTGAACATGGATACATGGTTAGTAAGCCTGTGGCTACTGCTGATTATGATCTTATTGTTGAGGTAGATAATAGACCTCTTAGAGTTCAAGTTAAATCTACACAGAAATCTACTGAGGTACTAATATGTAAAGGAACTAATGGGCAAGGAAATAAAGGTAAAGGAAAATATGCTTACCCAGAAAATAGTATAGATTTTTTTGTTATTCATGATAAACTCTTAGAAGAATGGTTTATCGTTCCTAGATCTGCTACTGGAGATGCTAAGAAAATTAGATTTAGTTCTAATCCTAATACTAAGTATGCCAAATATCTGGACAATTGGGAATTTATAAAATGAAAAATATTGAACCAAAAGATTACATGCAAGACGGATGGGATTCTGGTCCTACTGGATGCCACCCCTACCAACGTGGAAGTAGGCATAATAAAATTGGTATGTTTATTATGTGGACTTTCTATACAATTGTTATCGTTCAAGTACTTTATGCAGTTACAGTTATACCTTTCTTTCCGATTACATTTATGATGTTATTGGGATTGGGATTTATATTTTATGTACAATGGAGGGCATCATGAAAGCACTAAAGACTCCTCTAAGGTATCCAGGTGGCAAGTCACGTGCTACCAAATATATTTTGCCACGTTTCCCTGATAAGGTATCTGAATATAGAGAACCATTTTTAGGTGGTGGATCTGTAGCAATAGAATTTACTAAGAGATATCCTGGAGTACCTGTATGGGTCAATGATTTATATGGTCCTCTATATGATTTCTGGCATAACTTACAACGTAATGCTGCTATCCTTAGTGATGATCTTTTAGAATTGAAGAGAGAATATAATACTCCAGAGAAAGCAAAGAAATTATTTCTGGAACAAAAAGATGTGTTAGTATCTGATGATACAAATTCATATGATAGAGGGTTAGCCTTCTACATATTGAATAAATGTTCTTTCAGTGGACTAACAGCAGCATCATCTTTCTCTCCTCAAGCATCTGATAATAATTTTACAGAGCGTGGGATTGAAAAACTTCCCTTGTTTTCTTGTATCATCTGTGATTGGAAAATTACCAACTTACCTTATGAACAACTCCTCACAGATATGGTACGAGATACGCACTTGTATTGCGACCCTCCTTACGATATCAAAGATGCTCTTTATGGGACTGGGGGGTTGCTTCATAAGACGTTCGATCACGATCTGTTCTCAGAACGAATGGATTCCCTTACATCTAATACCTTGGTTAGTTACAACTCCTCGCAGTTAGTCAAGAATAGATTCACTGGATTACAGTGGAATGCTTATGAATTTTCTCTAACATATACTATGAGATCTGTTGGAGATTATATGAAAGATCAACAACAAAGAAACGAACTAATCCTTACTAACTATGAGTGACGAATTTAGTATTGATATTGATAAGGCATTAGAAAATGCTAAGAACAATGATCTCGCTGGTTTTGAAAATGAAAAACTAACAGCACTTGAATCAGTAAAACAAGCTATCAATAATAGTGAGTTCTTATCTGGATTAGATCATAAACTCATGAAGAGGATTATGGAAGGAGAGTTTAATCATTATGAAACATTGAACTCATCTAAAAGATCATCTAAAAAAATAGTAATCGAATACGATATCACGGAGGCATCATGAGAATAGGAGTCATGTGTTCAGGAGAAGGTACAAATTTCGAGAATATTGTTCATTCATGTCCTAAACATGAATTTGTTATTATGGTATATAACAAGAAGAAGTGTGGAGCAAAGAAGAGAGCAGATAGATTAGGTATCCAGTCATGTTATAGTAAGAAGGAAGATGAAATTATAGCACTCATGAATGCATATGAGGTTGATATGATAGTCATGGCAGGATGGATGAGAATAGTATCTAAAGAGTTCTGTGATGAATTCTCAGGACGCATTCTAAATTTACATCCTTCATTACTTCCTAAGTATAAAGGATTGAATGCTGTCGAACAAGCACTAAGGTCAGGTGATGATACAACTGGATGTACTGTTCATTTTGTAACAGAACAACTTGATTCAGGTGCTATAATAAAACAATCAGAAGTAGCAATACTACCTGATGATACTGTCAAGACATTGACTAGAGCAGTACAACAATGTGAACATCAATTATTACCACAGGTACTCAATGCTTTCTAATAACTACAGATTGAAATTAACTGATATATGTTGTAGAATGATTACAACAGATGGGATACCAGTTACCCTTGAAGAAAGGATATGGATGAACAAATTATGTAATGCCAATCCATCTGCACGTTCAATTCAAAATTCAATACTATGCGATGTGAAGTAAAACTATATGTTGCTGGCAAAGTCTATAGTGAGTTTGTCGAAGCACGTAATTATCAAGAGGCAAGGGAGGTTGCTGTAGTCCGTAATCCTCATGCTAGAGTCATAGGTGTCAATGCGGTGTTTGGTGATGAAAGATAAAGACAAACAAGAACTCAGAGAACTAATCAAAGAAGTTCTGATAGAATGGGACTACGAAAGAAAATACAAAAAGAAAACCTTTATACAAAAACCAGCATATGAGACTGACACAAGAAGTGATCGACAAGATCCAGTTAGCAATGACCCACACAAAAATGAACGGAGAACCAAACTGGAGAGACGGAGACGAAATTGATGTTTGTCTTGGTGGCACATTTGCAGGAGATAAATTTATCAGTATAATAAACAGAACACGTAGCAACACTACTAAACAATGCGATACGAACTCAAAGACTACCTAAACTCTATCAACCTTACCAAGGAGAACTTGATGGAGGGTGACGAGGAAGCAGTGAAATCATATACTCCTTTCATTGTGAATCGTTGTATGTCTGGTCATATCGATTGTTTATTATATGCTAATGAAATGAACATGTCCTCACATATCCCCAAGGACATGCAGTACGATTTTTATATAAATAGCATCAGGAAAAAGAAGAGATTCTCTCCTTGGATCAGGAAAGATAAAGTGAAGGACATAGAATGTGTCAAGTCTTATTATGGTTATAATGATGAGAAAGCACTTCAAGCCTTACGTATTTTATCCAACGATCAACTTAAACATATAAAAACTAAAATTGACATTGGGGGATAAGATGACTATACCAGATAATGAAGTCCAGTGGTCTGAATCTGAGATGATTGGTGTGACTCTCAAGGAACCAGATGATTTCTTGAAAGTTAGGGAAACACTTACTAGAATTGGTGTTGCTTCTAGGAAAGAAAAGAAGTTATACCAGTCTTGCCATATTCTACATAAAAAAGGCAAGTATTATATTGTACACTTTAAAGAATTATTTGCACTCGATGGGAAAAAGGCTAACCTTACTATTAATGATGTCCAACGCCGTAACAGGATCGTTCAACTCTTGTCGGACTGGGGACTTATTGTCGTCACATCACCAGAAGTCATCAAGGATATCGCACCACTCAACCAAATAAAAGTTATCGCATTCAAAGAGAAAGGTGAATGGATACTAGAGACGAAGTATAATATAGGTAAAAAAAGGGTTAACCCTGCTAAATAGAGCAGCGACTATTTTAAAATGGCTGAAGAAGTAAAAGAAGATGAACTTCTTGAAGAAGAAGTTGTTGAAGAAAAGAAGAGAGGTGTCTTTGGTAAAGTCAAGGATGCTATACTTCCAGATGCTGATGAACAAGCAGCAATCGTTAGT